CCGAAAACGGCTCGGCCCTGGTCACCTTGTCGCCCGTCTCCGGGTCCGCACGAACAACCCAGCCGGCCAGCATCGCCACCATATCGGCCTTTTGCACCTTGCCGGCCTGTCCTGGGTCCTGCGGCAGGCTGATGGTCACATTGGCGCCATCAGCTTCGGCCGTGGCCTTGATGAGCCGGCGAACCGCATTGCCTTCGTCCTGGGTCGTGACAACGTGCCCGACGACATAGGAGCCATCAGGAGCCTTCCCGAGCTTCACGCCGGCCGTTCTGGCAGCCGTTACCTTCTTCGTGGCTGCAAGGTCCCAATGGCGTACCCAGCGCGTCCCCGGAGGCGCTTGCCGGATGATCTTGCCCTCGAACCATTGCCGCTTGAACAACCCGCCTTCGCGCGCCGTAGGGCGCTGCTGATATTGGCCTGCATAGCCGTAGGAGCCCTTGACCACCTTGAGCGCTTCCACGGCCTCCCGGCTGAAACGCTCCGGCAATAGAAGCTCGCCGTCCGTGGTTCGCGGATCGACAAAGCCTATTCGTGTCGGCTCTTGCGGATCGATCATCCGACCACTGGTCTTATACGGCTTCGGATCGTACTCCATCGGCAAGTTGAGATGCACATAAGGCAGCCCGAGCTTGAGGATGATCCCGGCGACGTCGTTCTCGTGCAGTCGCTGCATGATGACAACGATGGCCGACCGCTCCAGATCGTTGAGGCGGTCCGAGATGGATTCGCGAAACACGCGCACCGCATTGGCACGCTCGACATCGCTCTCCGCCGTTTCGGTCGAGTGCGGATCGTCGATGATCACCCGATCCCCACGGCCGCCGGTCATGGATGCAAACGGCCGCCCTTCCCGACCACCCGACTTCGTGTTCTCGAACTTGCCCTTGGCGTTCTGATCGGACCTGAGCTGCACTTCCGGCCAGAGCGAGCGATACCACTCGCTTTCCACCAGCCTGCGCATCTTCGTGTTGTCGCGCATCACGTTGTCCTGGGAATAGGACGACGCCAGATAGCGCATATGGGTCAACTCGGCAGGTCCCCACTCCCATGCCGGCCAGAGCACGGAATGGAGCAGCGACTTCATCAGACCCGGCGGGCAATTGGTCAGGAGCCGCGTGATCTCACCCCGGCTTACCGCCTCGAGATGATCAGCCATCGCTTGGAGCGGCCAGCCCCAGACCAGATGGGCCTTGGGCTCAAGGATCGGCCAGGCATGGCGGACAAACCCGGCCAGTGTCCGGCACTCCTCTCGAATGCGCTCGGCGTTCTGCTCTACATCACGTCGTTGCTTTTCAGCCCTACGCCTCTCCCTCTCCGCCCTGATCTCCGCCAGCGAGGGCAAGCGGACCGAGGATGGATTCGAGGCGGTCGAGTTCATCTTCACTCAGCTTGGTAAGGTCATAGGTGCCGATGGAGCCGGAGTGCTTCATGGCTTGTGGGGCCTTGCCATAGCCGCGATCAAGAATGGAATTGGCCGCCGAAACCCGAGCCGCTTCACTCTCACCCTTTTTGGCGATGGTGATGAGCACCTGGAGCGCATCGCTGGCGTGTTCCTTGGCCAGCGCCGCCAGTTCACGCTTCTGCTTTGATACGGCGCCCGGTTTACGTCCTGCACCGGGCCTCTTCCCGCCGCGCGGCATCTATGATTTCCTTTGATTGTTAAATGGTGGGGGAATCACTATGGCCGATACCTTTAAGCCCGGCGATGTTGTTGAACTGAAATCCGGCGGGCCGAAAATGACCGTGACCCAGGTGGGCGAGAACTGGGGAAAAGAAACCGTTTGGGTTGCGTGGTTTGACGGCAGCAAGGAACAGCACGGAACTTTTGTCCCGGAAGCGCTTAAGATTGCAGATTAAGCCCTGATAATGCTTGGGCACCCCAGCGTTGCCGTCTTGCCCTTGGCGAGAGCCTGGGCGAAGCTCTCATGACATTGGTTTGAGATGGCGGACATGGCTGACGTCAAATTCTTTTATAAGTTCCGCCAAACCTCACCAACACCGGCTGGCCGATGGGTGGTTTGCGGCCCCTTTGACACCCGTGAAGCTGCGGAGATTGATCGCCGACGTAGCAAGGCGTGGGATTGCGAACTCACGACCCCGTTCGCAGCAATCTCGAAAGAAGTGGCCGAAGATGAGCCGCCTACGAATTGAAGGCGCATATGCTTTGCGTTCTTGAGTGCCGCCATAGGTCTGCTTCAAGTTGGTGGGTTAAAGGCCGACGATTTGGACGTGATTGACCACAAACCAGATTGCGAACCCAATACCACCGACTATCATCAGCGCGAGAGCAGCAATACCGATCAAAGCGAGATAGAACAGTGGCCGAAGGTCAGGGAAATTGTACGGACCCATCTCGCTCTCCTGTGCTCATAAAAGAATCCTGCCGGCCAACCAGCCATCTGCGCGGAGGCGGATAAATCGGGGCTGGCGCATGGCCCCTGTCTCTCTGTGAATGGGGCTAGCGAACGACAACGGGAACGAGCGTGCCTCCACGCGATTGTTGATGAAGGTGCTGCGCGACAGTGCCTCAACCATCCAGCAGGAGGAACGCATGTCTTTCAAAACTCTCATATCACCGATTGCCTTGGCGGCCGCTATGACGCTCAGCACTGGCGCGCTCGCTCAGACCATGGTCGGCGACCAAGCCGTCACTGACGAAGACCTTCCCGCCGTGTCAGATCATTGCCAGATGCTGGCCGCAGAGGGCGAAGATGCAGCAGGGGCTGATGCGGCTACCGACGGTGCAGCCGAGGATGATGCAGCCGCTGACGACGCGAATGATGATGGCGATGCAGCCGAGGACGACACTGCCACCGACGGCATGGCAACCGATCCAGAAATAGCAGCGCCGGGCGACACGATGGCCGGCGATGCAACCATCGACTTTGACGCCATAACACTCGCAGAGTGCGCCGAGGCTGGGCTGATATAGTCTCTGACAATGGTGAGGCCGCCCCGAGGGGCGGTCTTTGATTGTGAGGGATCGAGCTTTCAAAGACGTTGGTTTGGGAGAATGGGTATGCGTTTCAGCTTCCCGTATAGCCATGCTTTCCATGGAGGACGGATCGGCGTTCATGACGATGGCCAACCGGGCCCCACCTGTACCGTCGAATTTAGCGACGGCTCGGCGGTTATCGGCCAGTACGCCTCTGAGGGCGAAGACTTGATACTCTCCGTGCCAGAATACAGAACAGCCAAGGGGACGACAGTCAGAGCACGGACCTGGAAGATCGCTGGGTCGAGCGATGGTGTCTGGCGAACGATGCGGACGTGAACCTCTCATCTCTACCAGCGCAGCATAGGAAGGCACGGAGATGGATTTCTGATATACCAACCAAGGTCTTTTGGCGTCGCGGCGTCCTATGCAGCGAAGGAGAACACGATGTCCCGCTACATGATCGCCTTAATCGTCGCGATGTCCGCTACCACAGTCCATGCTCAAGACTTCAACTTCACGCCAGGCTGGGCAAACACCTACAACTTCAACCGGCTGAACTCAGGAAGCGGTGGAGATAGTGAACCGCCAGAGCTTGAGCTTTGCCGTTTCGATATGCTCCCCAAGCTGAGCAGGAGCGCCTTCATGAGAATGCGCTTGCGCTGATCGCCGAACACGGGGAGGAAAAGGCAGCACCTCTCCTCGAGCAGCAGTCAATCGAAGCCATCGCGCAG